CGACGCCAGTCTTCCCGCTCCTGCTCGACGCCCGCGACCTTCTCGGCCCACGCGGCGTCACGAGCAGCGAGGATGCGGTTCACGGTGATGAAGACGGCCTCGCAAGGCCGCAGAACGCCGTCGTTATAGGCGGCGTACACGTCAGCCTCTTCCACTTGGGTCAGCGCCGGGGACTCGGGGGTCTGGGCGTTCACGACTCCTCCTCCTTGGGCTGCTGGTCGAGCGCCCACGCCGCCACACAGCGCCAGTCACAGAAGGCGTGCGCGTTGTCTGGCACGGCGTTGAACTGAGGGCTGTGATGGCCGACCGTGATCTGTACGCCAGGAAGGGCGGCCAGGTCCATGCGGCCGTACTGGCTGATGGACTTGTCGCAGCGGGTGCAGTGGACCTGTACGTTCACGACTCCAACTCCTTCACTGCGGCCTCGATCTCGGCGCGACGTGTCTCGTCGGCGGTTTTCCACTCGGCCCTCAACGCGTCGATCTGGGCGGCGTTCGGGTTGGGTGCGGGCTCGGGCGCCACAGGCAGCGGGTCCACGTTCCACGAGCCGCCCTTGCCGCGCTTGACGATCATCGGAACCGCGGTGCGCTTCTCGATGTGCGAGAGCCGGCTGATCCGCACGCCGCCAACACGATCCGGGCCGAACATCACGTCGGGGTCGCAGTACAACTCCACCTGACGCCCTACCCACACCTTGGCGTTCTTGCCCCAGCAGTGAGCCAGGACGCGCAGCATGCCCTTGCTGGGCCGCCACACGCGCGGGAACTCGGCCAGCCTGACGTTGACCGGCTGCTCGGCGTTGTTCTCGCCGACGTCGGTGATGGTGAAGATGCGCGGCGGGGAGCCCAGCAGGTCCACCGCGTCGAGCTGGTCGCTCTTGGGTGCGATTGCGTTGGAGACGTCCATCTCAGAACACCAGTCCTAGGTTGTTGTCGCGTCGTTCGGTCGTTGCCAGTCCGTTCGTCCGGGCCAAGTAGTCGCTCGTCATCTGCTGTGCAGCACGCTCGAACTCGATGCACGCGTCGGTGATCGCGTCGTGCCACTTCTCGTCGGGCAGCACGCGCTTGACGAAGGGCGGCATGTCCTCGCAGATGCTGATGAAGTCCAGCCACTTGCGGCCGGACACGAACAGTCCCGCCTGGCACTGAGCCATGTAGGCGGCCGGCACCTCATCGCGCAGAATCGTCAGCAGGTGCGTCTTCTGCCTCGGCGCCTTGACCTCGATCAGCCCGTCGTCGCCAACGAGTCCGTCGGGGGAGTAGCCGAGCTTCCAGCCGCCTGCATCAAGGACCATGAATCCGACCTCGGTGACTGGCGCATGGTTCTCGGCGTACCAATCGCGGGCGACCGGTTCGAGCTCAACCCCGCGCCACATGTCGTCGTTGGTGTACGTCGGATCGGTCCAGCCGGTGATCCGCTCGGCAACCAGGCTCGCGACGATGCCGCGAGACGTGTCGTTGTCGGCGACCTTGAGCGTCGGCGTCAGCAACTTGCCCACGGTCGAGGCGGTCACGATGCCGCGACGGAGTGCTTGCCAATCGGGCGATCGCTGGACGACGTTCGGGTATTCGGCGAGTGTCATGCGACTGCCCCCGCGCGACGATCTCGGTAGCGCCGCGCAGCCTCACGCACGCACGCCCGACATATCCGCACCGGCTTCCCGCGCACGCCGATGCTCACGCGAGTGTTCTCCGCGGTGTACTCATGGCCGTTCTTGCATTCCTCGCGGAGAGATGCGAGTCGGCTGACAGAGACCCCGCGATTCCAGTTCTCAATAGGCGTAACAGCCTCGAGATGCTCCGGGTTGATGCAAGCCCGCACACGACATAGGTGGTCGATATGAAACCCGGCCGGGATCGGCCCATAGGCCTCCTCATATGCGCGTCGATGCGCCATGATCCCGCCAGGCATTCCGTACCCGTCGTGCGAGATCCTTCCGGGCCAAATAAGGCATCCGTTCTCGTCCGGGGTAAGGGTGCGCCAGTCAATCTTTTTCATCGCCGCATCCCCGCCTCCCGGTCGGCCGCATCCAGCTCGGCCTGCGGGTCGTAGTGGTGCCTGTCCTCGGCCGCGAACTCCGCGCGGCCCTCGCAGAACGTGCAGTCCTCGGGGTCCCTGCAGCCGCGACCGAACGCGCACCTCACGCCGACTCCCCGAGGTAGGCGCGGGCAAGCACGAGTGCTTGGCGATGGCCCAAGGCTTCGGCGCGGGAGGTCTTGGCGTAGACGGGATCCGACACCGGCCACGCCTCCGCAATGGCGTCCAGCATGTTTGCCACGGCGAGCGCGACGGCCGGGCTCCATGAGGCGATGTGCGGAACCTCGTCTTCATCCCAGCAGTCGGCTAGTGATGCCTCCGTATGCCACGGCACTTCTTCGCCCGTCGCCGTGAAGACCGAGCAGGCGTCCAATGCCCGCTCGCGCATCTTCGCGGCTGCACGTCGCAGCAGTTCGGCACTCATGACGACTCCTTGGCGCGAGGCTTCCGGCGAAGCTCGAACGTGACCTCGGCGGTGACGTTCAGCGCCTTGAGGGCGGCGACGAGGGCCGCATAGGTCTGCGGAAGGATCTCGTCGTGATAGGTCACGTTGATGTGGTTGGTCCTGCCGCCCTGGCCACTCATGACGCCTCCAGGGCCGTGTTGAGCGTGACGACCTCGTGCAGAGCCAACATCAGCGTTGCATCCTCGGGACTGTCTGCGCCGATCTCCCAGCCGCACACGCACCGAGCGACGTGGGTGTAGCCGTCGATCAGGGCGTCGACCGAACGCTCATTGCGGCGCTCGATGGCCCGGTGCCAGAAGAAGCCGACGACCACCAGGCCTAAGAGGTAGAGGCCCGCGAGAACATGGAGGCTCATCGGATCTCACCCCCGTCCACGACGCCCCAGATCCGCTCAACATGCGCACGCCCGCTCATCCGCGGAACGAATGCCTCGGTGGCCTCGTAGACCGGCGCGGGCTCTTTGGCGGCAGCAGGGCTTGTGATGTCGGAGTTGTGGCCGCGGATCGTGGGCATGGCGAACGTGTCCTTCTTCTGCTGCTCCAACACCTCGCGTGCCAGACGAGCAAGCTCCAGCTCGGACCTCAGGTGCGTGGCCTCAATGCGCTTGAGGGTGGCCGAGTCAGCCGTGCGAGCCAGGGTCTCGTTCAGGCTCGTGATCTTGGCGTGGGCTCGGACGAGTTCAAGGGTGCGACGGTGGCGATCCCTCGTGACGCCAGCGAGTTCGGCCTCGGTTGCGACAAGGGTCCTGCGGGTCTCGGGCAGCGTGACGAGCCATGCCCAACCCGCAGCGAACGTGGCGAAGGCGAGCAGGATGGCGAGGGTGTAGATGGCGGTCATCGGGCCACCGCCTGGCCGTCGATGTCGACCTCGACGCACGCGCGCACGACCTTGGGCGCCTTGCATTTCGCGGTGCCACCAGGGATCGGGCGCAGGTCGGCCAGCTTGACCCCGACCGCGAGGAACTTGGTCGCCTCAGGGTTGTAGGCGAGCGCCTGCGTTGGGGTCGGCGAGAAGTGCAGACCGCCGCCACACTCGTTGTCGTCACGCCAGTCGGGTGCGGATGGCTTGGCGCCGGGGGAGTAGTCGAAGCCGTAGTCCGTCGTCCAGGCGTCATTGACCGCCTTGTAGACCGTGGCGACGCCGGCCTTGCTGACCTTGACGCCGTGGTAGTCGGCCCACCCGGCAGGGTCGGACATGGGCTTGCTTACGTCGATGATGACGCCGCCTACCGTGGCGCTGCCGGTGGCCGCGACCGTGAGCCAGACGCCTTGAGGAGAGCGGATCTCGATGTCGCCGAACTTGCCAGCGAGCGACGCCAGCGCAGAGTCAAGCTCTGCCTGTGTCTTGACGGTGATGCTCATGCGTATCCTTGTCTGTGAGACGAAACGAAGACCCCGACCGGCGCGCTTGCCGATCGGGGTCTGTCTTGTTGTGGTGCTGGTTCCTGCCCGCGCCTTCCCCAAGTCGCGGACAGGAAGCGCTAGGTGGCGTCGGGCTCGTGCTGGCTGATGTACGTCGGGCCGAGCGGCGGGTCAGGGGTCACGGCCGGGTGGTCGTGGTCGTTCGGATGTGCGTCAGGCATGGCTGCTCTCCTTGCAGATGCACGCCGGTGGTTCTCGCTTGCAGGCCGCGCAACGTGGAGGCGTGGTCTTGAGGGGCCAGCGGGTCTTGCGGCGCGTCTTGCGGCCACCGGGATGCTCGGGCTGCATGAGGCGCTCGGTGTTCACAACTCGGCGTCCTTGATTGCCTCGCAGACCGCATCCACGAGCGCAGCAGCCTCAGCGCGGGTCAGGCCGACCTCGACGTTGCGGACACTGAGGAACACGCGGCCCGCATCGCCTGTGACGCGAACGTGATCGGTCACGACGGCTGAGTCGGTCCACGGCTGGCCGACCGCCTTGGCGCGCTGGGTGTTGAGTTCGGCGACAGGCAAAGTGGTCATGGCTTGGCCTCGTAGATCTTGAGCGGGCCGAACTCGCGGTGGAACTTGGGCGAGCTCCACTCGCGGAACAGGACGCCGAATGCCGAGTTGCCTACGCGTTCCCATCGGCCGCAGCGTCGGGGTGTCGGAACCCACTGCGAGTCGTTCTTGTCGAACACCTTGACGTCGCCGGTTGGCTCGGGCGGCATCGGCGGCTCGGGGTTGTCGAGCTCGTCGGCGAGATCCCGAAGGTTGTCGCTGATGAGCGATTTCATGCCGCCTCCGCCATTCACGGCGAGACGAAGGCGCTTGACCAACTCAACATCCTCGGCCAGTGCGCGCAGGGCATTCGGAAGGGTGTAGAGGGGCTCGGCGTGGTGGGCGTTCCATAGGCGCGCGCCTTCGCGCGCGCGCTCATCGCTGAACGTGAAGGTCTTTCCGAGGTGGTCCTCGACCAACCACGCATCAGGAGCCTTGGGCGCGCTCATCCGCCGCACCTCTCGCAAGGCAAGTCCCGGAGATCGACGCAGACGACGCAAGCCCGGTCCTCATCAACTGGACCAAACTCCGCCGCAGAGATGTCCTTACCGCATAGGCCGCGGTCGACGTCGCACTCGCAGTAGATGTGATGCAAGTCGTCGCCGCCAGTGTCCAACGGCGAGGCGGCAGGCAGGAGTTCGGTGCTCATCGCGACACCAGCGGCCAGTTGTGAGCCCCGATCCGCGTGTCCGTCGCGTAGAGCTTCCGACGACGCGGCATGTGCTCGGCCTCAGCGAACTCCTCGCGAGTCGCGCATTCGGCATCGAGCAGACGCGCCTGGCGATCGGCGAGGGCATCCACGTCAGCCGCAACCTTGCGGGCCGCTGCTTCCGCACGCTTGCTCGGGCGGGGGGTGCTCAAGTCGGTGAGCATGCCGTTGGTGTCGGGCGCGATGCCCGGAGGTGCGCTCATTGCCTGTTCCTCTCGATGTACCGGATCGCGGCATCCATCGCCCGATCGAGTTCGGGGGTGCCGGCGTTGAGATGGAGCAACTGGCCGAGCAGGTGGCTCGAGGCGTCGCGCATCTCGTCGTAGGACAGACCAGCGGCGTCCTGGCGCTTGTGCCACTCGTCGACGGCGCTGGTCATGAAGTCGGTGGCGCGGAGGTTGTCGGCGGTCATGCGTCGGCCAGCCCGTCGATGTAGGCCTGCAGCGACGCAGCGGGGATGACCCAGACGCCGACAGGGTTGCCATCCGGGTCGACCTCGGACTTCTTGGCACGAAGCCGACCCGAGCCGATCGCGGCCTTGATCTTGGAGGTCGACAGGCCGGTGGCGTCCGCTGCGCCCTTGAGGCTGTAGGCGATGGGGGCGCTCATGCCGCCGGCGCGATCAGGTTCGGGAGCGGGATGTCGAGCACGTCAGCGATCTGTTCGAGCTCGGCCATCTTGAACGCGGACGGGCGAACGAGCCGCCGCGTGAGGGTCATCCGAGGGATTCCCGACTGTTCAGCCAGGGTGGCTACCGAGAGGCCGTTGGCCCGCATCAGCGCCTCGATCCGAGTTGCGATGTGCTGCATAAGGAGGACTCTATGCCGCCCAACTGGGCATAAGCAACGACCAAACGGGCGCGATTTGAAAATGGCCCGTTTGGGCTATGTGCAATAGCCGGTCGTGACCGTCTGGGCACACAGATGGCCCGACCGGTTGACTACGTGCACAGATTGGGCATACTGGTTCGCATGAACGCCCCTTCCCCGTCGCCGCTCGGGCGAGAGGTGATCAACGAGATCAACTCTCAAGCGGGCGAGCGCCGCCTCAGCATGAGGCAGCTCGCGCTACGCGCCGGCATCGGCTACCGCTCGGCGCAGCGCTACCTCAACCTTGACGCCAAAGACTGGCGGGAGTTGACCGTCGGGAACCTAGAGCGCTTCTGCGACGCGCTCGGGCTCGATTACGTGGTTCTCGTCGACAACGCTACGAAACGCCTGGAGAAGCGCGCCAGGGCTGACCGAGAGTAGGCCGGACACCGCCTCGATCTGCTTGATGGTGAGCGCTGCCATCGGCTGGTCAGTCATTGTTGCAACCCTTCCAAGTCCCCACGAATGCGGACAGTTAAGCCCCTCTCTGGCGCGCGGGGAAGGTCCCTGGTAAAGACCACTAGATCGGACTATGCCTGGTTGCCTGAACGGGTGTAGTACACCGGCCCTAGCGTGCGATGAGTGCCCAATCAGCCCGCCAACCGCAACCGCAACATCCGGTTCAGTGACGAGATGTGGGCCAACGTCGAGCGCATCGCCCGCGAGCGTGACGAGACAGCCTCAGACATCATCCGTAGGGTTGTCGAGGAGTACGTCGACCGCTGGCGACACGGCGGGTAGCCGAAGCCGCTCAGCCATCTGCTCGAGCGCCGCTCTCGCCTGCGACACGTCCACATGCTCATAGCCGTGGGTGACCGCGATCGAGGAGTGGCCCATGATCGCGATGCGCACCGACTCAGGGACGCCGAGCTCCATCAGCAGGGTCGCGGTGCTGTGCCGGATCTCATGCACGACGTAGGGGCGCCCGGTGCGGTGTGCGATCTTGGCCGCCTTCTGGATGGCCTCCCACTCGCCGCGGTCGTTGGCGGCGTTGCGCGCCCGCAGTGCGCCCTTGTAGAACGGGCCGGGCCACACCAGGCCCATGTCGTTGACCGGGGCGATCTCGCGCCACTTGCGCAGCGCAGACACGGCCCACGGCACGAGCGGGATCTTGCGCCAGCCGGCCACCGACTTCGGCCGCACGAGGTGCGAGGCGCCGACGAGGTGCCGCGCTTCGTAGCCGTCAGGGATCTGGAAGCCCTTGGACGGGTCGCCCTTGACGTTGTAGCGCAGGTTCTTGAGTTGCCACGAGATCGTCAGGGTGCCGGCGTCGAGGTCAACCTGCTCCCAGGTGAGCCCGAGTGCTTCTGCCTGCCTGAGCCCTTGCAGGAACGCGAGTGCCCAGCGGGAGCCGTCAGGCATCGCCGCGATGTGGGTCAGCGCCTTGATGGCCTGCTCGACGGGGACGGCCTCGCGGTCACTGACGGCCTTGGTCGGCTTCTCGGTGAGCAGCACGTTGGGCGGGATCGCGTAGCCGTCGAGGGAGGCGGCCTTGAGCATCCGCATGAGCGAGCCGTGGTAGCGCAACGCAGTCGAGGTCGACTTGCCCTGCTTGCGCAGGTAGACCGCTACGTCGCGCACGTCGGCGGGGGAGAGGTCGCCGAGCTTGATGTGCCCGATCGCGGCAACGATGACCTTGGCGGCTGCCTTGTCGGTCTCGTAGGCAGACGGCCGCACCTTGGGTTGGATCGCGTCGAGCCACGCCTGGGACCACTTCGCCACGGTGATGGTGCGCTTGACGTTGCGATGGCCCTCGCGCTCCAGTTCGAGCTTCTTGTCGCGGATCTTGCGCAGGACGGCTGAGCGCGTGGAGGCGCTGACTGTGATGCGACGACGGCCGCCGTTGGCCGTGTAGCCGGCCTCGATGGTGCCGAGCCATCGGCCATCGGAGGAGCGCTGGAAGACGCTGCCGGTCTTGTAGTCGCGGCGGGTCATGGATGTGTCAGCCATCGTGTAAGCCATCCCATAGCCATCTATGGTCGCCTATAGCCGAACGCAGCGAAAGCCCCTGACCGCATCTCTGCAGGTCAGGGGCCTTTTCTTCGGTGGACGATACTGGGTTTGAACCAGTGACCTCTTCCGTGTCAAGGAAGCGCGCTATGCGCTCGGTCGGCGCAATATTCGGGCTCATGTCAGCCATGTTGTCAGCCATTCGATTCGGGCGCTACCTCCGAACGCACGAAAGCCCCCGCCAGCCGGTGGGGGGCTGACGGGGGCGCGGTGCGTGAGGCTGCTAGTTCGTGGCGTCGAACTTCTGCAGCGCGAGCCGGATGAGCCCGTTCAGCTCGGCCTTGGTGTTGAGGTCGTTCTGAGCAAGAATGACGACGGCCTGCGCGAGTTGCTGGATCGCGGCCTGCGCCTGGGCCAGGGTTGTGATCGAGGCCGTCTTGAGCGGCGTCCCTTGGGTGATGATCGCGTTGTCCTGCGTCTTGTCGGTCGCGTTGTTGGTGAGCGCAGTCTGTGCTTGCTGCTGGACGGTGGCCCTGTTCGCAGCCTGCGTGTTGGAGGTGTCCTGTGCGGCAAGGGCGTCGGACTCGGCCTGGGTGAGTGCGCGCTGAGTAGCGATGCTGCCGTCCGCGTTCCAGGCCGTGTAGCCAGCGGGTGTCGGGTCGCCGGCCTGAGTGGCGTTGGTCCACTGCTCGCGCAGCACGCCGTCGACAGCGTTGCGGAGGAAGGCCATGATCATGCTCCCTTCGCGGCAATGAGAGCCGGGTTGGCGTTGGTCGTCTGGGTGTTGGTGAAGGTGCTCGGGAGCGCCCCGGAAACACCTGACTGGGACCCGATCTGCGGTCCGTGACCCGTGGCCCAGCCGAGGGTCGATAGGGCTGATCCGGTGCCGATCTGAACACCACTGTTGGCCGATGATTGGGCCGTCGAGAGGGCCGGCCCGGTGGTCGTCCAGTTCTGCGATGTGTACGTGACCCAGAGGATGCCGCCCGGGTGCGCGTAGTTCACGGTGACCGAGTTCCATGCGTTCGCGGTGACCGTAATCGGATTGTCGATCTGTGGCGCGCCGGGCTTGCCGCCGGCGTCGGCGCGGATGCCGAGGCGCACGACTGCTCCGGAATCGGGCGTGTTGGCGAGCAGGAACGCTAGTTGGTTGATCGTTTGCGGCCCGACGAGGAACGGGACGGCGTACTCCTGGTTCTTTGTCGGAGTGACCTGTCCGTTGGCTGCGCCATTGAGTGCCACCCACAAACCGGAGGGGACGAGTGCGGAGTTCCCGGTTCCCCACTTCATGCCGTCGGCCTGAGTGGGGTCTACCTGGAGCATCATCCCCGTAGTGGCGCCGACCGGCAGGTCGGCTACCGTGCCGGACGCGGTGCCGACGATGAGACTGCCCTTCCCGGAGACTGTGGATTTGGCGACGTAACGCCCGTCCAGCGTCGTCAGCGGGAGGTCGTCGGCGGTGACGGTCCAGACGCCCGAGCCGTCCGACTCCACGACGATGCCCTGGTTGGCGAGGGTGAGGGTGCCGGTCGTCGGGCCCGTGCTGGTGTTGAAGTGGTCCGCGCCAGTAAGTGCGAGGTTCAGTGTCGAGACAGCCGTCACGAGCTTGATGGCAACGCGGCCCTTGCCACCCGAAGCGGCGGGTAGCGTCACAGTGAACGATCCGCCGGTGGTGTCGCACCGCACGAGGTCCCAGAGGGCAGCGGTGTAGTTCGCCGTCTTCACGCCGGTGACGTTGAGCGCGGACGCCTTCGCGGCGAGGTCGGACGTCAGGTTGGTGACCTGCGCCTCGCTGATCGCGATGTCCTGGTCCGTCAGCGACGTGACGCGGCCCTGCGCGTCGGTCGTAGCCGTCACGGTCTTCGACGCCGAACCCTTCGTCGCCGCAGTGCCGACGTTCGGCATCGAGATCGTTCGATCGGCGCTGAGGTCCCCACCGCCCGAGAGGCCGGTGCCGGCGGTGATCTGGCGCGTAGACGGAACGGCGCCGCTGATGTCACCTACGACGAGAGTGACGTCACCGATGCGACCGGCCACCGAGGAGACGCCGTCCGGTGCGGAGGCTCGCTGCCACTGGGTCCCGTCGTAGATCGCGATGTCGCCGACGAGGAACGAGATCGCGCCGTGACCGAAGTCGTGCGAGCCGGCCACCGTGACGCGCCAGTTGTCGCCCGTGTTGCCGGTGCCGTCGACCAACGTCGGGGTGTTCGTGGCGGCGTTCCAGGTGCCCTGGTACTCCATCACCGATGACGGCAACTGAGTGATGGGCACCTTGCCGCCGGAGTCGAGGGTCGCGACACCGGACGCTGCACCCTTCTGGGCCAGCGGGATGAGCAGGGCATCAGCCGCAGCTCGCGCCGCGGCCTCGGTGGCGTCCCCAGCGTCAGCATGAGCCTGCGCAGCGGTCTGCGCTGCAGCGGCGGCGCCGGCGGCGTCGAAGTCGGTCGCGGCGTGCGTCGCCGCGCTGCCCAGCCCGAGGTTGGTGCGGGCGGTCGGCACATCGGCCACGTCGGACAGGTTCGACGCCTTCGCCAGCTTGCCGTCGGCGTAGGTCTCCGCGTTCGTCTGAGCCGTTGCAGCAGCCCCCGCCGCGTCTGCACCAACCTCGGCGGCCGTCAGGGTCACGTTCCCGGTGCCGTCAGGGTTCTGGCCGTTGACCGAGGTCACCGTGCCAGAGCCGCCCCCACTGATGCCGAGGTTGCCCTGGCCGAACGCCTGCTGCTCAGGGCTGAGCGCCTGCGTGCCGTCGACCCGCAGGTACAGCACCCCATTGCCAGGGGGTGGCACAGGGTCGTCCGCGAGAACGTCGTGCAGCCAGTATGGGCCACCGGCCGGCACGATGATCTTGTGCGTGACGCTGTTCGGTTCGGTCACGATGTAGAACGTGCCGCCCGTGTTGGGCTCGACCGAGAGTGTGTAGGTGCCGGCGGTGTCGGTGTGCACGTAGGACGTCTCGCCGAGCAGCTCGTACTGCCCTCCTGTGCCACCGGGGCCGAACGTGTCGGCGCAGAGGGCGATCCCGACAGGCACGTCGACGCGGGGGGCGCCGAGTGCGGAAATGAGGGTGTTGGTGACGGTGACCTTGGTCATGCAATCAGCCTTCCGAGCTCGTAGAACGTGTACACCCACGGGGAGAAGGCGACGGCGATGAAGATGGCGAGAAGGATGCGGTCCATGACGAACTCCTGATGAGTGGTTGGTCCGCTAAGTATTGCTCTACGTACTGCTCTAGCGCAATACATAGGACAGGAAATGTATTGCGCTAGGATGAGGCCTATGAGCGAGCCGCGTGCCCGTCGCCAGCAGCGGCGACCGAGCGAAGTTGCCGAGCGCGACCCATTGCGAGCGGTGACCTTCCGGCTCCCGAGCGACGTGGTTGACGCCGCGAAGGAGAAGGCCGCTGAGCGGGGCGAGACCCTGACAGCCGCCGTAGCGGACCTGCTCAGGGGCTACGCCGCCCGGAAGTAGGTCAGGCGGTCGGCGCGGTCGGCATGGCAGATGGATCCACGGGAGCAGCAACCGGCGCCGGTGGAGTCGCGGGCACGTCGGTCGCGGCGGGGTCCAGCGTGGCCACAGACAGGTCGCTGCCGTCATCAACAGGGAGACTCGTGACGTCTTCCGAGCTCGGAAGCGTGATGTGCCCAGCCGCGACAGCGTGCAGGCCACCGGCTGCCACAGCCACGACACCCGAGACTAGGGCCACGGTGTAGGAGTCGACGCCGCGGTGAGCGAGGTACGGAGCGAGCGCGGCCCAGACGCCGGCCAACAGGTAGCCGGTGACGTAACCGACGAGTCGGATGCGCGGAGGGATGTTCATGAGGTCTCCTTGATGACGACGCGACACAGATGGGGGACGAACCAGCAGGTAAAGGCGGCCCACGAAGCGATCAGCAACGCGCGGCCGAGCGGGGTGTGGGTGCGGTAGACGGCGCGCAGGGTCTCCGAGAGCGTGGCGTCGTCGCGGCGGTGCAGCGAGCGGATCTCGGCTGCGGTGCCAGCGAGGAACAGCAGCGCCCAGACGCTGCGGCGGCGGTGGACCATGACCAACTCAGGGCTTCAGGCCGGGGACGCGAACGCCGTCAATGTCCTCGGCCCAGCCCTGGGTTACGTGCCCGGGCCACAGTCTCGATTGCCCGATGGAGCGCAGGGGAACGCGGACCCAGCGCGTCTCGAGCGACGGGTCATTGCCGCCGAGAGCGTCGGGGGGCGCGCCGGGTGACCAGACGTACCGGACGCGCCTCTTGAGCGGCTTCAGCGGGTTGAACGGCTCCTTGCCCGCATAGATGGCGACATGGCCAGCGGGCTTGCCGTCGACGATGGTGTGGCCGCCGGTCCAGAAGATGAAGGCACCGCGCGGGGGTTCGGTGTCCATCGAGTGCTTGTGCTTGGCCCGATCCCAGGCGATCGCGGCGGTCGGGGTGCCGTCGGTCGGGATGCCGTAGATCTCATGGGCGTTCTTCTGGCACATGCCGAGCCCGATGTTGACGCGCCGAGCTGCGAGGTCGCGGATGCGTGCCAGGGCGCGCGCCGGGGTCACGGGGAAGCTGGACGAGACCGGGGCGGGCGTGGCGACAACCTTCGGACCCCAGAACGGCAGCGGGTGCTGCAGCACGTTCTCGTCACAGCCCTTGATCGGGTGCGTCATGGTGATGCGCTGGATCAGGTGCGCGTTTGGGTCGACCTTGCCGCCCGACCACGCCATCGTCTGCCAGCGCCACGGAGCGAGCCCGGCCGTCGTGATGGAGTACGAGCCGTACACACCAGCACGAGCGCCCAGGACCGAGCGAACGCCAGCGAAGTACGGCGTGACCTGTCCGGGCGTGGCGGGGAAGTCGACGGCGAAGAACAGGGGGACCGCCGCGGGGACGCCGAGAGCATTGGCCGCCGAGAGGGCCGCTCTGGCGTCCGCGGTACCGGCCGCACGACCGGCCGCCGAACGACCCGCGATGGACTCGAACACGAACCCGACCCCGAGGCCTTGGGCGTGCAGAGCGTCGATCTCGGCGCGAGAGACGGCCTTGCCGTTGCCGGTCAGGTAGCGCATGACGAACGTGTGGAATGCCTTGATCGCGGCCGGAGACGGGCGCGAGAACGAGTAGTCGACACCGAGCGTCTGACCCATAGCGGGCTCCTCTATTGAGATGTACGGATGCTGTGCGATCAGTCGAGTGGGCGGTGGCGGCGACAGGCGATGGAGCCGCGGTAGACGTGGCCCGGCCTGTGGCAACCGGGCGTGTGGCACTCGTGATGGCGCCACCAGCCGAGGAGGATCGCGAACGGGAACACGATGCGGCCACCGATGCCCGACCAAAACAGGTAGGGCCAGCCGTTGGGGTCGTTCAGGCCGAGGAAGTAGGCGAGCTCGTGCATGGCTCAGTGCCTGAGGTATGCCGCCAGCGCTGCAGCCACGGCCGCGATGGATGCAAGCCATGTCGGGAGGGCCGCCGTGCGGCGCTCGAGGGCCTGCTTGATGTCGGTGAGGATGCCGTCCACGGACTTGTTGCGCGTGTCGTACTCCGAGCGCAACACGAACTGGCCCGGCATCGCCTTCACGTCGCCCTTGACCTCGCGGAGGTCTTGCTCGATGCGGACCACGGCACGGCCAACCTCACCCAGCGTCACGGAGTCTTCGTCAGCGGTCGTCATGCGGTGGCTCCGATCGGGATCACTGGTAGCCGCCGACGATTCGGCCGCTCTTGGGTGGCGGGAAGATGCGGGAGGCCGAGGAGTAGCCGGCACCGTCGTCGCGGGGAAACTTGCGGATCGCCGGTCCACGCCGGGCGACGCCCGGGTAGCCGTAGACGTAGTCCAGCTGCACAAGGCCTCCCGACCCGAATTCGGATCCCGTGGCCGAGGCGGTCCAGAACATGCCATCCGGCGGGAACCGCCACGGGTGCGGCTCGCTGATGAGCGTGCCACCGCCCGCGATCTTCGCCAGGAAGCCTTCGCCGACATGGAACCGAAGCTCGATCCACGGTCCGGCGGTAGCCGAGTAGGTCGAGGGGATCGTCACGTCATAGGTGCCGCCGGCGCTTGATCCGTCGTCCCAGAACCACGCCGTGGTGAACGTGAGGTTCGTCGCGGAGGTGCGAACGACCGACCAGGAGCCGCCACGATCGAAGTCCTGGTCACTCCACGCCAGTTGTACAGGTGCCACCCCGGCGCCGTGTGCCCACGTGGACGCGAAGAACAGCCCAAGGCCGTTCGAAGGCTTGCTCATCTCGATCGAGATGTTTGCCTGTCCCGTGAGGCGGCCCGCGAAGGTTCCCGAATATGGCAAGAGCGGCGACGAAGGTAGGTAGACGTAGTCGAGTCCTGGCGCTCCGACGAAGCCGGCGTTGATCCGCGGGTTGCCGATGATGCCCGGATCGCACTGGAGGTTACGAACGCCGTTGTCGCCAGCGATGCGCTTGAGGGAGAACCCGAGGTCGAAGGCATAGTCCGACGACGGGGTGTTGGGCGGCGGGTAGCCAGGGAAGGGCCCCGGCACTGGACCGTGCTCGAAGTCCTCCAGGAGGATCGTCACGGCCCGACCTGGTCCCACATGATCCGACCGGCGGCGAGGCTCGTCGCGCGATCGGCGAAGATCGCCACGAACAGCTCGGGTCCGTCGAGGCCGTAGTAGGGGAAGCCTGCGTAGTCGCGCCACTCTCCGGTCAGCGGCGAGGAGCTGGCGAGGCTGCCGGGGTAGTAGCCGCACGGCTGGGCAGAGTCGCCAGCGACGTAGAGCAGCACGAACGTGTCGTCGAGCTGCTTGCGGATCGCGGCATTGGACCACTTCGCCTGTCCGGCCTCAGTCATGGGGCTGCCGACGAGTCGCGTCAGTTGACCTGAGGTGATCTTGCGGCCGAAGATCGCGACCGCGAACGCGGCGTTCGGGTTGGTGTTCAAGTGCAGGCGGGTGACCTGCCCCTCCTGGCCGGCGATGACCGGGAACACGGTCCATGTCTGCGACGGGACCGAGACGGTGGAGATCTTGCCGCCGACGTCGTCCCACTCGTTGACGACGTCCTTGGTCTGCGCGCTGGCCAGGTTGGCATCGAGCCAGCGCCGCGCCGGGGACTTCCGCGAGGCACGGTTGCGCTGCACGATCTGCCACACCTCGAGGGCGTCGCGGGCTCGGGTGTCGACGATGAGTTGCACGGACCCGAGGTCGCCGTCCTTGGCACCGGTGACGGTGACTCCGGAGACGTGGACGGTGATGCCGCCCGCGAACAGCGGCAGCCGCAGGTTCATACCGGGCTTGATGTCACGGGCTCGCAGCAGGGAACTGATCGGGTCACCGGGTGTGTGGTTGCCCGCGGGGATCGCGCCCTGGGTGATGGTGATGGTGCCCACCCAGTTCGGCTGCGAGGCCGCGTCGAGTGCGGCCTGCGACCAGCCACGAACGGTGGTCTCGGTGAAGCCCTTGCCCATGTCAATGTTGCGGTCGACTGGCGGCACGGACGGGTCGTAGGAGGCGTTGCGTCCCGCCAGCGCGCCGGAGCCGGTGAGGTTGTAGGGACGGACCGCGTCGAGTTGCGCCATCGGCTCGATGTGGGCGTTGGTCATCGACCAGGACGTGCGCGTGTTGTCCCAGAGGATGTCCCACAGGCCGCTGGTCATGGTCGACCCGGCCGAGGCGCCGACGTGACGGCGGAACTGCTGGACCGCCGCCGTGGTCGCCGGACTCCAGATGTTGTTGTCGTGCACGTCGGCTGCGTTGAGGAAGCCGGTGACGATGAGGCGCGAGTTCAGGGCCACGACAGTGTTGCCGGTGGCGCCCTCGGAGAGCGTGCCTCCGGGCCACGCTGGCGCTTGGCCCTGGATGAGACCTGGGTAGACAGCACCGCGGATGCGTCGCGCGTCGGGGCCGACGGCGGTGGCGTAGATCCGGTTCGGCTCCTCGGCGAGGTCTGAGCGCAGGGCGCCGACGCAGCGGGTGTCGTCGAGGTAGACGGTGCCGTGGATGGTGGTCGTGTCCTTGGGTGCCATGCCGTAGGAGTCGGTTCCGGCTGCGGCCCCGATGCCGGGCATGATCGTGTACTGGGTGCCGCCGATGAGGCGCGCCTGGGTGCACAGTTCGCTGATGTAGTCCAGCGCCGAGACGCCACCCGACGTGCCCAGGGTGATGCCGGTGGTGGGCCCTAGCGCGGGCAGGAATGGCAGGTTCCAGTTTCTGAGCCAGTACGCGGCGAACCAGCCGATGTCCTTGGTGTAGTCGCGGATTTCAAGCTGCTTCTGGATCATCGCGAGACGACCCGCAGCCTCACCGCCACAGCCGATGACCAGCGAGTCTCCGGAGATGTCGAGGTCGATCACGAGGCCGCGGTAGTCGGTGGTGACCACGAGTCCGGTGTCGATGTCGACACGCTGGATCAGGACCGAGGCGCCCTTGCGGCACCACGACAGCGCTCCGACGCCGAGGTGCTCGAACGCGGGCCGCACCTGGGGCAGGTCGATGGTGGCCGTGGAGTACAACAGCGGCTCGACGAGCTGGTAGTCCGGCTCGGGGGTGACAACGCCGCGGAAGTAGGAGACATCCACGCCGCCGATGACGATCCGCGAGCGGTGCCGCTTCTCGGTCGCCGTGGTCACTGCGTAGGACGGCTGGGTGGCGTTCGGACCAACGAAGGTCGGGGTGCTGAACGCCTGAGCGACGTCAAAGGCCTGGGGGACGGCCGTGACGCTCGGGGGCGGCACGACGGGCGGCGTCCAGGACGCCACGGCGTAGCCGCCGCGCGAGCGTCCCGCCGTGCCGTTGTCGGTGACTCCGATGACGCCCGAGATGGGTCCCGTGAGCACGGCGCTCGCGAACGCGCTTGCGGACGCAGAGCCGTGGATAGTGGCCGGGGCCGGGTACTCGCCAGCCTCGGCGAAGGCACTGGCTAGGCCCGAGCCGTGGATAGTGGTCACGGGGCAGCAGTCCTAGAAGAGTGTGACAGCGAGAGCGCCGTCGTCGATCACGAACGTGTCGCCGCTCGTGAAGTCATAGACGGTGCCGACGACGACGCCGTAGCCAGGGCCGGTGCCGAGAGTAAGCGCGGCACCCCCAGAGGTGGCCGAGACCGAGAAGGCGTCAGTGGTCGGCGACACCACGTAGTAAGTCACGTTCGGCGACAGGTCCGAAGGGCAGTATGCGGCCTGGAACACGATCTTCTGGTTCGCAGCGAAGCCGTGCGCGGCGGCTGAGATCGTGTCGCCGACGACCAGCCCGACCTTGGGGGCGAACAGGCCGTACCACTTGCGCTCGGAGCCGTCCGACTTCCACAACTCCCAGCCCTGAAGACTGCATGTCGGCATCCCCGAGAAGGTGATCGCGCCCGAGCTCGGCTTGTACTCGCTGGAGGATGCCAGCCATGCCGAGGCTTGGCGTGCGTAGGAGCCTCCAGTGACTTCGGTGCCTGCTGTCGTCGGGTCGCCGGATGTCGTCATCAGGGCGACGAGGTCGCCGTCGACGACGCTCAGGTCCAGCAGCCTGTTGCCCTCGGTGATCGTGGTGTTGTACGGCATCGCTCGCTCCTCAGACGCTGGGGTTGTAGAAGATGACCGGCGCAACCGTCGGAGCCGGCCCCGCGCTCGTGATGACCAGGGGCGCGAGCAGCGGCCCGCAGTCCCACCACTTCCCATCAGATCCCAGAAGCCCGTAGTACGTAGCCGACGTCGCCCACGCTGCTGTGGGTGCGGGTAGAGCCACAGAGCCCGCCGCGAGGGCCTTCTGGCCACCGGATGCAGCGGCCCAGGTGGCATCGTTGGTGATCGTGGCTCGCCCGTAGCCGGGGCAGTCCGTAGAGTCCAGCTCGACCGTCGTCGGGTCCGACACGAGCATCGGGTTGGAGAAGAACAGGACCAGGTCGTGCGAGGCTGGTGCGTTCGAGCCGTGCGAGGCGCCGTAGTCGTCGTCGAGAGACTTGTCCTGGGCATCGACATCATGGATCGGCACGGTCAGCTCCTCACGGGTTCACGGGGATCTGGAGGACGGCTCGGGCACGGTTGTCGGCACGGTCCCAAGACGACGGCGCGGCCCACTGCAGCAGCGCGGGCTCGGCGTTGTAGGCACCGAGCGTGAGGCCGTCAACTACGACCGTCACGGTGTAGGAGAACTGCCACAGCGCGGTTTCGAGGGCCGACTTGCGCGCCGCCAACGTCGAGACGTCGGGCGCCTCAACGTGGACCGCGATCGTCAGGGCGCCCTGATCCAGCACCGATCCGAGTAGCCGCCTTCCTGGCACCCACTGCGAGTCGGGAGCGTAGATGCGGCGCGGCTGGAACGATGGCACAGCGAGGCCCGCAGTGCCGTTCTCGGCCTCAGGCAGCCAGTACCCGGCGCCCGCGAGCGCCGCGGCCTTGCTGCCGTTGATGACCAGCGCCAAGAGCGACAGGCCCGTGCGGTCAATCGAGATCGTGGTCGACATCGTCAGCCGACCCCGCCGAGTGCAGCCATGTGCTGCTTGCTGCGCACATGTCGCTCAACGTCCTGCCAGTTATGGGGGCGGTTGATCGTGATCGGACCCGAGAAGAGCACGTCGGCGCGCGGCGCTGCGGACGGGATCGACTTATGCGTTCCCGCGAGTGCCGGCGGGTGGAGCAGCGGGTTCGTTTGTGTCGACACGGTGGGACTAAGCGACTGATGGTTCTGGGCCAGCTTGACGATCTGCGCCAGGTTGGGCGCGGTGACGCGGATTGCGATGTCCTTGTGGATGCCGTCCAGCGCGTTGTTGACCGTGTCGCGGAACTCGTTGAACTTCTTGGCCGCTTCCCTGAGCTTCGGGCCAAGCCACGGAACCCACCCGAACGCGATCGCGGCACCGTTGACGATCCCGTCGGCGACACTGAGCCAGGCGGAAATCAGGAACTTGAAGACCGGCTTCAGGACGTCGTTCCACATCCACTTCGCGCCATCCGCGATCACGTGCCAGGTGTCATCCACGATCTTGCGGAACGTCTTGGAGTGCTCGTAGGCGTAGATGAGTCCGGCGGCCAGTGCGGCGATCGCCAGGACCACTAGGGAGATGATGTTGGCGTCCATCGCGGCGTCGAGAATCCCCATCGCCACACCCATCGCCTTGATGCCGCCCGCAACCGCAGTGACGATCTGCATGCCCTTCAGTGCGAGGACGATGATGGGCAGCGACTCGCCGAGGATCTTGAACACGCCCGAAGGCAGCTTTGCGGCGCCGGCGAGGACATCGCCGAAGATCTTCCACTCAGCCATGCCCGCGCTCGCCAAGCCACTCAGGAACGGGCCGAGGACCTTCCACAGGGACCCGAGCGTGGAGGCGACCTGCGCGCCGTCCTTCTTCACGGTGTCGAGGAACTTCATGAAGCCGGGCGTCGTGGTCCAGTGGTCGAACCGCTTCGCCAGGTTGTCCATCCATGACAGCAGCGAGTGGCCGTCGGGCGAGAACTTCTTGATCGCCCGCGCGATGCCCTCGAACAGGTGTCCGGCAGCGCTCGCGAACAGCGGGAAGTCCTTGGACGCGGAGTGGCCGAGCCAGGTGATCCAGTGGCGCCAGAACGGGTCGTTGAGCGCCTTCCCGGCCTTGGCTGCCATGCTGCCGACCGCGTTGCCGATGCTGGTGATCGCGGCGTTCACGAGTGGGGCGGTCTTGATTGCCTCAGTGAGTCCGCGCTGCACACCCGGAAGAACCGAGTTCTGCGCGGCCTGCTTGAAGCCGGTGGTGGTCGGCTGGAGCTTGTTGATGTCGAACTGCACGAATGAGCGCGCCTGAGGCGACAGCGACCCGTAGGCCGACTGATTCAGCGTCATCTGGGCGTTGCGCTGGGCCTGAGCGAGAGATGCCGCGGCCGAGGCCTGCGCGTTCGCGTAGGACTTGTTCGCACTGACGCGGCCCGGCGTGCTCCATGCCGTAGAGGCGCTGCCGAGCGCGATGGAGTGCGACGAGGAGGCTTTGCTGAGCGAGGTGGCGTAAGACTGCTGCGCCTTGGTCATCGAGTCCTGGTAGGCCTTGTATGCCGCAGCACCGGGGCCGATGTCCTTGAGGGCTGCCCGCAGGACGCTGATGCCGGCCGCGGCCGAGAGCGCGCCCGAGGAGAAAGCGCCAAACAGGGCAGTCGCCGCGCCACCAGCGGTGATGAGCATCGGGCTCAGGGCGAGGATCGAGGACGCCAGGAGGCCGGGGCCCTTGATCTTGCCGAGGAAGTCCAGCTTGCCCTTGAGCCAGTCGACACGCAGACCGAGGAGCGTCAGTTTGGCCTCCGCCTCGGCCGTGTCGACGTTGACGTCAATAGTCCTCGAGACCTCACGGATCTTGGCCTGAAGGATGTCGAGCTCGGTGAGCGCCTTGACCATCTCGACGCGGACATCGATACCTTCGGCGGCCTGAGCCTTCAGGTCGGCCACGCGCGCCTTGAGGGCGTCGAGCTTGGCGGTTGCCTCGTCGGCGTTGATCTTCAACTTCGGGTCGAGTTGCGACAGCGCCTTGAGCTGAAGCTGCAGCGCCGACATCTTCTTGTCGGCGTTGTCGGCCTTGCGAGCGAAGTTGGTGTCGTCGAGCTGGAGATAGCCCACGAGGGTCCCGATGTTCAGCGACACGCGACCTACCTCCCTGTCAGGAGCCGATGCTTGGCGGGTTGAGTGCGAGCCCGAAGCGCGTTGAGGGGATCTCGATGACCTCGGAGCCCATGCCTAGATCGACGATGGTTGGCGGCCGAGACAGCAGGGCGGTGATGCGGATGCGGAGCCAGCGCCACGAGCGGCGCAACATCAGGTCTTCGTCGGCGACGTCGATGCCGTAGAACTCGTGCAGGTCGGCCTCAACCAGGGGCCAGTGCTCGGCGATGAGTTCTGCGGTGGTCGGTTCTCTCTTGGGCGGCTCGTCGATCCACTCAGGGAGCCCGGTCGGGCCTATTTCGACTTGGGCTTGCGGTCCGTCGGCTGCTTGGGCGCTTTTCCCGCGGCATCGACCGCCTCGGGGTTGCTCCAGACCTGCTCGGCCAGCTTCTTGTCGCCGGCCGCGTACATGAACGCGGTGGTCGCGGCGTGCTTGATCTTGGGCCACGACACGTGATCGGCGACCATCTCGTCGTAGGCCGGACCAAGGACGGCGAGGAACACGTCCTTCTCGCTCTCGTCGTTGAGCTCGAGTGCGGCCAATTCTTCCGCCGAGAGCGTTGCCCCGGCATTGGCCGCGACGATCAGTGCGAACAGTTTCTGGTAGCGCACGCCCGCCTGCGCCGAGACGGTGATGACGTACTCCTTGCCGCCGATGGGCAGGCGAAGAGCATCGTCGAAGAAGTCGTCGAGATCATTGAAGGCCACGGCTGTATCCATTCGTCGTCACGGCTGAACGGCTGGTGAAGTGGCGGCCCGGCCCAGCCGTGGAAACCGGGCCGCCACGTATGGGGCGCTGACCTAGGAGTAGGTCAGGTTGACGCCGGCAGAGGTGCCCGCGCCGGTGACGACGGTGACCGCCTTCGCGCCCGCGGACTCGGCCGGGGCGTTGAACACGATGAGCGTGTCCGAGACGACAGCGAAGTCGCCCGCGCCGACCGGGGTGCCGGCCACGTCGACCGCGGTCGCGCCGGTGAAGTGGCGACCGTTGATCTCGATGACCGTGCCGCCAGCCGTGCCAGCCGTAGCGGGCGAGAGGCTGTCGATGACCGGGGCCGAGGGGGCGTTCGGGTAGGGGTGCGTGATCACGTTCCGCTGGCCGCGGCCAGACAGCGTGACCTGGACGGTCTCCAGAGCGTCCATCGCGCCACCCTGCGGCACCCAGGAACAGGCCGCAGTGCCCTGGTAGGCCTCGACGCGCGCCGTGCCCATCTCGCAGAACCGGACGCCGATGTTGTTGCTGTTGCCGAGATTCAGCGACGCGAGACGGATCGCCTCCTGGCCGGGGTCGTACGACGTAGCGTCAGAGGCCAGCGTCTTGCGCTCGACCGTGGCGACGATCGACCAGTCGAGCTTGGTCACAGCCTGGGAGCCGTAGCCCTGGCTGTCATAGTCCGAGTCGTCCTGCATCGTCGGAGTGAGTGCGGGCTGGAAGTTCGAGATGCCGTAGACCTTCGTCCAGATGGGCGAAGAGGTGGTTCCGGTGTTGACCTCGAGCCGCCACTTTCGGGTGAGGGTCGCTGTCCCCAGCGGGACATCCACAGGGTCAGTCATGACTGTTCCTCCGGGGTTGGGTTGGAGCACGCCGCGAGTCGGGCGAGCTTCTCGGCGACCGTCCCCGAGGTGGAGAGGCCGGCGTTCTTGAGGGCGGCGATGAGTGCCGTGCCGCGCAGGGGCTCGACCGCGGGCGCGGGAGCCGGATCGACTATCGGGGCCACGCGCACCCAGCCGAGCGCTTCGTATCGCGGGACGAGTTCGTCCGGGATTGCGAGGTAATCGAACGTGTCGGGCCGCTTTACCGGGACAGGCATGACGCCTCCTCAGGTGCGGTTGGCCGACGGGCGCCAGACGGTGACGTAGTAGTTGTCCGTCCACTCCCAGCGCTGCAGCTCGTCGCGGCCGAGGGGGGCGCCGGACTGGTGCAGGCACTGGACGACGTGGACCCCCGTTGGCAGCGCGACGCCAGCTAGTCCGTGGAGGGCGTCGAAGATCAGGGAGCGCAGGTCGCTGACGGCAGTGCTGTCGGGTCCAGGTGCGCGGCTCAGGATCTGCAGGCCGATGACCGAGTCAGACAGTGTCGGACTGTCGGACACCGGATAGGTGGCGACCGCTACGGCCGTGTTTGGGTCTTGGGGGAGTACTGAGAGCGTGATGCCGATATCGGTCGCTGCGTAAGGGGTCGTCTCGGAGTACACAAGGCCCGCGACGTTGGTCCCGAGGTAACGCGCCCAACCCTTGGCGAAGTCAGAGTCGAAGCCCATCAGTCGCCGGTCCTCTCGCGGATCTTCTTCGCGAGGTGCTCGATGACCTCGTCACGCTTCTCCGACATGGCGCGCTCGAGGTATTTGGCCTCGCCGTCGGCGTGATGCCAGTCCATGTGCTCGTGCTGCAGGGAGGCGTAGACGGTGTTGAAGGAGATCCCGACCCGGCGTTCGTCGCGCTCTTCGTTGACCTCGCACGACTCGCGCAGCTCGCCGGGTGCGCCGCCCTGGCCGCCGCCGAACCGGCCGGCGCGCTTGTAGTGCTCAGGGACTAGAAGGGGCGCCTTCTCGACCGCAGCAGGCTTCACGATGTCCTCGGCCGCCTCATGGAGCGCATCCAGGGCCAAGTTGAGGATCTCCCGCGCAGCCAGTGACGCCTCGCCGCCGGTGACGAGCCTTGGCAGGATGTTGCGCGAGAACTCGATGCCGGTGAACTCGTCGCCGCTCATGTCAGGTGAACCTCGACATGTGACGGCAGCGGCAGAGTTCCGCCGTCGTTGGCGTTCGTGGTGATGACTCGCGCAACGCGGCCGGAGACGGTGACCTTGGAGTCGGCCGCGAAGAGTGCCGCCTGGTCGATGGGCGCGTAGACGATGCTCTGCGACACAACCTCTTCGTCGTGCTGGCTGCGCACGAGGTGGGTCTGGTCGTTGACGAAGCAGGACACGGTGACCGGATCTGCCCAGACGTCGCCGATGGCGTTCTGGCCGATGCGCGTCTCCACCTGGACGGTGTGCACCCAGAAGACGCTCATCGCGCCCATCAGCGGACTCGCGGGATGCGGTATCCGTCAAGGACCCACTGCTCGGTCTGCAGGAGACCGCCCCCTGCAATGGTCGGGGAGTAGTCGAGCTCGGCGGTGCCGATCTTCGCCTTGGTCGCGCCACCTAGTGGGGTGCGTGAGCCGATGGAGCTGATGGCGGCTGCGAGGTCGTCGGGGATCGTGTCGCCATATCCGCCCGACCAGACGACCGCGACGTTGCGCAGCCCGCGCGGCCAGAACTGGAAGGGTCGGTTGAGTGGCGGCAGCAGTCGGAGCTCGCCCTTCGCGTCCCACACAACGTCGCCGGACTGGTCGACATCGGTTGAGACGACGAGGGTGTAGACGTCAGCCCCGATGGTGACCAGCACGGACGTGACATCGGTGACTGCGAGCGAGGGCAGGAAGAGCGACTCGGTTCCGTTGCCGTTCAGGAGCGCCGTCGCGTTAGTGACCTGCTCGGTAGGGTCCCAGCCGCAGTAGGCCTTGACCGCGGCGAGGGCGAGCGGGTCGATTGCCATAGCGACGGGTCAGGCGCTCTCGGGCGTAACGACCTTGGTGGCGACGACGGCCGCGGGGGCGTCGGTGTCGGGCTTGGGGCCGACGATCGCCTCGTAGTCGTCGCAGTAGACCGTTCCAGCGGGCTCGCACTGAACGCGCGTGGTGGCCGTCTGGGTCTCGTCCGGGGTGATGGTCTCGTCGTCGCTCATGGTCGTCTCCTTGGTGGGGTCTGGTTGGCCAGTAGGGCGGCCGGGATTGCCAGCCGCCCTACTGGTGGATCGGGCTACGCCCAGGTCACAGCGACCTTGCCGAAGCCGCCGGGGCGGTAGACGGCGAGCGCCGAGCGGGACTCGGCGCGGACGAGGATGAGGTTGTTCTTGAAGTCGTCCTCGTTGGAGTTGGTCATCTCGACCGTGATCCCCATCCGGCGGAAGAACTGGCCGCACTCGGCGTAGGAGCCGACCAGGATGGTGCCGGCGGCGATGCGCGGGGTGATGACCACGCGCAGGCCCCACAGGGCGTCGACGTTGGAGTAGCCGCCGTTGCCGTAGGCGCCCGTGAAGGGACCGCCGCTGTAGTACTGCTTGTTGCCATCCTTGGCGAGGCGCAGGTACTGCCAGTCGGTCGGGTTGATGACGATCGCGTCCGGCTCAACGAAGGCGTTGAAGCGGATCGCGGTGACCTGCTGGTAGATCGCGTCCATGACCAGTGACGGGTTGGCCAGCGTGCCGGTGGTGACCGAGATGGTCGTCTGCAGGCCGGAGCGACCCATGACGCCCGCGAGCGCCGGGTAGCCGGAGCCGTTGAGTGCCTCGTTGTCCTCCTCGCGCTGCACCTCGGCGACGAGCATGTTCTGCAGGAAGGACTGCGCCTGGGCAGCGTCCTGCAGCATCTCGTCGGTGATCTTGAAGAAGGCCGCGATCTTGCCGACCTGCTCGTTGACCCGAGCGAACGTCGCGTCGGACTGCGGCTTGGCGGCGGCCTCGGCGACAGCAGCGGCGCCGACGGTCTCGGCGGACTGCTTGACGTAGGACACGATCGGGCTCGTGGTCGATCCCTGCGCAAACAGGGCCGCGACGGCGAGCGGCGCGTACTTGATCGGCACGATGCCGGGCAGGAAGTCCGGCAGGGCGAGCGTGCCCGCATTGCCGTTCAGGAAGCTGCCCGAGATCGTGGTGCCCTCGGCGATAGTGCCTGCGGTCTTGGTTCCGAGCTCCATCGTGGTCGAGAAGCGCCCCGCCTTGGCCAGGGTGTCGGTCGCGGTCTTGTAGGCGTCCGACTCCACGATCTGCTGGCCGACGGACTTCACGACGGCGCTCTTGGGGGCTTCCTTGGCGTCATCGGCGGTCTCGCCACCGGAGAGCAGGCGGTTGGCCTGCTCGTGGAGGCTGACCTCGTCCGAGTAGGACTTGAGGTCGGCCTCGAGCGCTTCGATCTTCGCAGCCTTCTCGGCGACGCTCAGGGACTCACTGTCCATGACCGACTTCGCCTCAACGGCAAGCTTCTTGATGCCCTCGCGGGCGGTCGCAAGCGACATTGGAAGGTCTCGCTTTCGCAGAGACCCGCCACGGCTGTGACCCCTTCCTCAAGGGGTCGCGGGTTGGATGGATGAGGTGGTGTTGCTCAGGCGAGAGCGCTGATGAGGCGCAGTGCCCGGTACTGCAGCGTCAGGGCATCCACAGCAGCCGACTCGTCGTCGGTCGCGGAACTTCCCTTGGTGGTGTCAGTGGGTGCGCCCTGGTCTTCGGGCGCGTCGCCGTCATCGTCGACGGGACCGTCAGATGCGATCTGCAGGGCAGCGGTGAGCGCGCGCTGCGCCGAGTCTGCGTAGGCGTCCAGCTCGTCTGCTGGCACGCACCAGGCGCTGATGTTGATGTCGAAGCCAGCGATCGAGCCGGAGACGTTGACCGAGACGAGGGTGTCTGGGTCGAGAGCCTTGATCGCCGCGGCGTCTACCGTCTTGCCCTCGGCGGTGACGACGATAGTCGGGCTCGCAATGGCCTTGGAGCCATCACTAGTCCAGTTCGCGGGGATCTCATCGGTGGCGCCGAGGTCCTTGGCGCGACCGATGATGTAGGCGCGGATCTTGTCGTGGTCGCCTGCGCCGCGGCCGACCGCTCGGATCGCGTTGTGGAGATCCTCGATGTCGGCGATGGGGTAGGAGGGTTCGCCGTCGGCGTTCTCGATCGCCTCGCCCTTGTCGAGCATGGTTCGTAGCTGCTCGGCGTCGTACTTCGCCGACTTGCCACCCACTGCGCCTTCAGCGGCTCCGGTGTCATCTGACGGGCCGCAGGTCGCGCCGAGTCCCGCCATCAGGTCGTGGGCTTCTTGGATGCGCTGCTGGTCGCTGGCCGAGTTCCGGGCGCCAGCCTTCGATGCAAGCACGACGGCGTCGGTGTTCGCCGGGACCGCGACGAACGCCCCGTTGAGGAGTTCGCGGGAGACGCTGGACTTGCCGTCCTTCGTGGTCGAGCGGTGCCGCGCGAAGGCGACCGAGGTTGTGCGGATGTGGCCCTCCTTGACGAGGGTGCGCACATCCTGGGCCTTCTGCAGCGACGAGTAGGTGCCGTTGACCAGGAGACGGCCCTGGTCGTCGAAGTACGGCTTGCCGGAGCCGACGGTCTTCTCCACGGACATGCCGTGGTCGATGTCGAACGTGATGTGGTCGGGGAGCGGCTCCTGCCACTCCTCACGCTTCACCTCTTCGCCGTCACGGTCCTTCGTGCCGGTGGAGAGAACGACACTGAAGGTGCCGGGGTAGTCGTCGTCCGAGCCGGTGTTCTCGATCGTCGCGGACTTGTACTCGACGTCCATCAGTCCTCCTCGGGGCTGCGGTTAGCGCGGCGCGCGGCTGCGCGGGCGGCGGTACGGGAGCGGGTGCGTGCGGCCGAGGTTGTGCTGGCGATGCCGGGAGCCGTCTTGGCCTCGCGACCGGCCTCGATCTCTTGCAGGCCGCTCTGCTCCTCGGAGTTGAGTGGCAACGGGTTGGCGGGGTCGCCCGCGGTGATGCGGACCTGCTCGTTGAGCTGGCCCAGCGGCTGCAGGGCCGAGTTCGCGTAGAGGCGGTTGGCGATCTCGCCAGCGTCGTCGAGATCGAAGAGGGGCCGACCCTCGGAGGGCTTCATGACGCCGTTGGCGATGAGCTTGATGACGGCGTCGGCCCTGGTCTCGAAGTCGCCGCGAAGCACGTCATCAAGCGCGAACCGCATCTCGAGCTGCTCAGGCTGACCGAAGTCGGGGGTGAGGTAGTACTCGATGATCGCCTCGAACTCGTCGAGGTCGGGAGCCATCGTGTCTCGGTACATCGAGCGCATCTGCTCGGTGATGTTCGAGAACGTCGCGTGGTCAAGGATGTGAACCACTGGCGGCGGTACGTCGTAGACCCCGCACACCTCTTCGCGGTTGAGGATGCGCGACTGGATGTACTGCATCTCTTCGGCCGTCAGTTGCGTGACGACGGGCTTCGCGCCCTCCTCGAGGAGGAGGGTGCCGCCCATGTTGTCGGCGCCGCCGTGAGCCGAAGAGATCGCAGTGGAGAGCCTGTCGTAGGCCTTGTCGGACAGCGAGTTCGGGGCCGAGACCATCAGGGATGGACGAGCGCCGCGGGTCCACCAGGACTCGGTCGCGCGTCGCGCAGCATCCTCGTTGTAGAGGGTTGACCGCAGCGGCTCAAGGGGCGAGACGCCGCGCATCAGGTCGTCCGGGTTGTAGTCCGTGAAGGGGACTACGTCTTCCTGACTGAGGCGCAGGATGCCGGCGGACGCGACACCGAGGGCGAAGACGTACGTGAGTCGCCCGGTGTCCTTGTCGCGCTGAATGATGGTGCGCGACGGGTGCATGGGGATCACCCCGAGGACGGGGGAGTTCGTGCCAGCGCCGTCGCGGCGGATCTTGACCCAGAAGGCCTCGCCGTAGACCTTGCGCGTCGACCATGTCCAGCGGATCAGCTTATGCCGCGGCATGAACGGGCAGGGGCGTCGCCAGAACTGGGCGTAGGCCGACCCGACATCCTGGGTCTTCTCACCGTCGCCGGTGTTGTCCCAGATGTTGATGGGCAGCCGGGAAGCCGACTTCGCGAGCTTCGAAACCACGGCGTTCACCCACGGCTGGCGGCGGTACAGGTGGCCGTAGAGCGCGAAGCCGTTGAGGAGGGGAACGCCCTGGCTGGCGTAGAAGTAGCCGGTCGCAGACGGGATCGGCGAGACTTCGGCCAGCGCCTGTGGAGCGAATGGCAGCGGCGTGCCCCCAGAGACGATCACGCGCCGACTCGTTGCATGTAGGCGATGTCCGATCGGGCGATGTAGAGCGCTCCGTCGACCGGGATGCGCGTCTCGGCGGTCGTGGTCACCGTGACGGCGTCGGCCCTCACGAGCACGAGCGTCGACTCATCGAAGGTCTGCAGCAGGCCCTCGAACGTCTCTCCGGTCTTCATGGTGACGACGAACTTCGCCAGAACGAGGGTGCGGAGGATCTTGTCGCGTCGAGCCACGTGGAGCCTCCTCGGGAGAGCATGGGGACTGGGTCAACCGACTGGGATGACGAGGGGTGCTCGGGTCTCGTAGATCGACTGCTTCTCGGGCTCGGTCGTCATCGCGAGCGCCATGCCGGTGACCAGCGCCGAGACGCCGTCGATCTTGTCCATCGACTTCGCCTTGTCCGGCTTCACGTTGCCGCTGGGGTCGATGGCAACTCGCAGGTTGTCGATCATCCAGCGCGCGACCATGTTGCCGCCGTGCCGCAGCGACCCCGTGAGCACGAGTCGCTCGACCTCTTTGAGTGGGGCCGACATCGACTGGTATCCCTGGCCTACCTTCACCATCGGCGCGCCGTCGGCCTCAAGGTCGATCACGAGCTGAGTGGCGTTCCAGCGGTCATAGCCGACCGCTGTGACATCAAAGGTGTCGAGGTCTTCACGGATCGTCTTCTTGACGTAGTCGTAGTCCGTTACGTCACCAGGGGTCAGGGTGATGAGGCCCTGTTCAACCCAGGCCGAGCCGTTGCGCTGCGTCCGTGCGTCCAGCTTGTCCAGTGCCGCCTCGGGCATCCAGAAGCGCCAGATCGCGTCATAGCCCTGGTCGGACGGGAAGAGCCAGCACAGCGCCGTCAGGTCAGAAGTAGACCCGAGGTCCAGGCCGCCGAAGCACTGTCGGCCGGCGAGGCTGCTGAGGTCGATCGGCGCAGCGTTGGCCTTCGAGTCCCAGCGGTCAAGCGGGATGAACCGTGCGTCCTGTTTGGCCCGAATTCCCAGGTGCAGCCGCAGGAACGAAGCGAGTTCGATCGGGCCTGACTTGGCTAGGTCGGCTGCGGCGCGCATCGCTGTCGGGTTCGGCGTGACCGGGTACAGCGGGTTCGCCTTCGCCCAGGTCTTCTCGACGAACGGGTCGTCTTCCTCGTCAGCAGCGAATACCACGCCGTACATGGCTGGCGCCGAGATGACGCCGGCGGCGATCTTCTCGATGGTGGCGCGGCGCTGGGCGTAGACACTGGTGACCTGACCGTCGTCGGCGGTGGTGATGATGAATGTCAGCGGCTGCCGGCGAGCACCCGTGCCAGTCTCGATCGCCTCAAGCAGGGCTGGGGAGCGGTGGACATGCAACTCGTCCACGAGGGCACCATGCACGTTGAGGCCGTGGGCTACGGCGCCATCCGAGGAAACGGCCTTGACGTGACTGCCGTCGAGTTCGCGGAGGATGCGGTCGTGCTTCGGCTCGATCCCGGCCTTGCGGAAGATCGGGTTGGCGTTCGCGACGGCGCGGATGGGCGTGAAGCCCTGCTTGGCCTGCTCGAGCGAAGCCGCACCCAGCACCACCTGGGCGCCAGGCTCTCCGTCGCCGAATGCGAGGTACATGGCGAGCGCGGAGACGAGCGTCGTCTTGGCGCCCTTGCGCGGCATCTCGACGTAGCCATAGCGGCACACACGGACGATGCGCCCGTCGTCGTCAGGCCGCACCCAGCCAAAGATGGGGGCGATGATGTAGGCGACCTGGACGTTGGTCGGCTTGATCGGCTGCCCAGCCCACTCGCCCTGGGTATGCCTGAGATCGGCAAGCATCTTCAGAACGTGGTCGACGCGCTGCGGGTCGAAGTAGGCGCCCGCGACCTCGCGGGGCTCAGGCGTTCGGACCTTCGGAACTATCGTCGGCAGGTCGTAGCCGCGGTTATTCAGGTACCACCTGACCTCGGGGGAGAGGTCAGACGCCAGCGGCCGGCGAGCTCCATGCGGAGACCGAGGCATCCTCAGCCTCCTTCGTGTTCGCCGAGAGCCGCGCACGACTGACGAGCGAACCGCCCATCATCGTGACGCCCAGCCGCACCAGCTCGACCTCAGATCGGAAGACCTGCTCGGCTGGGTGCTTCTTCACGCCGCCGGCGATAGCGGCATCTACGACCGTGGTCGGGTGGTCCGGGTTGTCGGCCGCGTGGTTCAGGAGATCTTTGTGCGCCAGGCGCATCGCGACGACGGCGCGCGCGGTCGTCTCGAGCAGCAAGGCGTCGAGCGGAGAGAGCATGTCTGCCGCGGCAAAGGGAGCGACAAGCTCGTCCCATGCCTGGCTCACGTCATCGTCCTTCGAGACCGAGGCCGGCTTTGCGGGAAGGGCTCGCGGCGTCACGTCAGCCAAGGTCGAGGGGATGGCACCGTCGGGAACGGCCTTGAGGTGCGCCGGGATCTTCACGCGACCACCTCCTGCGCCGGAGCCGATGCCGGTGGCGGCCTTGTTCTTCGTAGCCACGACCACTCTCCGATCTCACATGTGACGTTCTGGACAAAATGGGGAGGTAGGCGTTTGTTTCACGTCGCCC